GAAATATTTTACAATCAGATATAAAACAATCTAAAGTTTTATTAAAATTACCAGAGTTTACAAATCAATTAAAAACAAATCCAAATGTTTTAGATAATCGAATAAAAGAATTAAAGATAGGTAAAGATGTTGTTCTTAACAGAACACAGTTACAAGATGTTTTTGGTTTAGATAAAAGTAGCAGAAGACAAAATCTTTTTTTCTTTGAAATTTTAAAAGATCAAGGTATTGATATTCAAGATTTACCAGGTGGAAAAAAAGGCATTTTACTTGAAGACGCTGTTACGGCAATAAAAGATTATGCTAAAAATAAATCTTCAGTCTATGAATCTAGAAAATATAGTTCTAGTTTAAAAAAGAAAAGTTCTGAAATATATGAATTAAGAGCAAACGTTGATGGAAAAGATTTTGTAAATTTAAATAATCAAATTAATAAATCTATAAATAAAACACTAGGAAAAAATGATTTATATTTCCCTGATTCTGTTGGACAAGTAGGACACAACCCAGTCCCTGTCGGATATTATGATAAAATAGAAATGTTACGAGACAAAGAGTTGGCAGATAAAATTTTTAATATTCAAAATTATACATGGCAAGGAAAAGAAATTAACTATGAGGTTTTAGCTCAAACTTCAGGAAAATTAGAAAAAGCTCTTAAACAATTAAATCAAGTTTATGGTAAAACTGTAACAGAAAAAAATATTGGAAAAATAGAAGATGCAGCAGATGATATTAGAGACTATTTTAATAGTGCTGTAAAAGCTGCAGGTGATGTTTCAGAAAGATTACCTTTTCATAAAGAAGTGATAGGACAATTAATTGTTTCTGTGCCTGAGATAGGTGAAACATTTAATGCAGATAATTTTGAAATTGACATGTCAAATGTTGATAAAAGATTTATTATTGGAAATGTGGATTTAATAAATCCTAATGCTGTTAAATACAAAGATTTATCTAAAGAAGAAAAAGTCGCTTACGGTCAAAATATAATAGATCAAAAAATAGAACAATTAAAAGAATTTTATGGTCCTAATGGTGCTGATTATCCACCAGAGATAATAGAAGATCTTATAGAAGAATTTGAATTTGGAGGTGCTAATATTAAAGGTGCAGTTGAAAGAAAAAGTTTAGGACTTAAAAAAGGCGGTGGTGTTGAAATTAGTCCAATGCCAAGAGCAGAGTTTGGTAATGGAGGTGCAGCAGGAGTAGATAATGACTTTGCAGCACAGCTAGAATATTTCTTTTTAAATCCAGATGCAGAGTTACCTGCAGCACAGACATTTAGAGAAACTATGAATCCAATATCAATAGTAAACGACATGATTGATCCAAGAAACTTTCCGTACATTGCAGATAGATTAGTTGAAAGTGGTATCCGTATTGGTGAGTTTGGTGCAAGAGTATTACCTGCGGTTGGTAAACTTGCAGCAGATCTAATACAAAAACCTGCGTTCAAAATCAAACCCGCATCAGGTCAAGGATATGTTCAAGACTATACTGACATACCTCCATCAAACATCACAGGCACAGGAATTTTTTCTGAGTTTTTAAATAATCTAGTTGGTAGTGAAGGGACAAAAGCCATCACAGAAAAAACCGGTCTTGCTAAATTAATTAAAGATGAAGAACAGAAAATGAAGGATAGACGAGCAACGGCAGGTGCAAAAATTTTAGCGGACCAAGTTACACTTGGTATGGAACTTACGGCACCAATCTTTCCTGGTCTTAAATTATTAAAAGCTTATGCAAAAAATAGAAACCTACCTGTAGATAATGTTACTAAAGAGATAATGAATAAGGAGATAGACGAGGTGTTAACAAAACGAGGTATTACTAGAAGAGAGTTTCTTCAGTTAACAGGTGCAGGTGCAACCGTTGCTGTTGCAAAAATGTTAGGATTTGGAGATGATATAGCACGAACTGCAAAGGTTGCAGAAAAAGCAGTAGAGGGATCTTCTGGTGTAGTGCCGCCATACTTTTTTGATTTAGTTGAGATAATCAAAAAGAAAGGTATTGAGACTACAAAAAGAAATGCTACCAAAGATTTAGAAAATGTATTCTCATATAAAGAGTATGACGTATATGAAGATCTTTCTACAGGAACAATTAGAGTCGAGAAAACTAATACAGGAGCTAATTTAACAATGGGAGAGGATGGAATTAGATCTAGAGAAATGTTGGAATATAACCCAGGGCGAGGTGATGAAACTACAAAAGGAACACCAGCTGATGAATTTGATCAAGCCACTGTCTACCCCGATGCTGAAGGAAAATTAAAGGATCTTGAGGAAGGTGAGATCGATATAGAAGAAATATTAGAGTTTATAAAAAATGAAAAAACTAACTAGAACAGTACCACCTAAAAGAGGGCCCAACCCACAGGGGTTGAATGTTCCCTTAAAACAGGTTAAGATAGTAAACCCGGAGAATATAAATGGCAGATATAGACAAAACGTTACCAAACGTAAAAACATCAATCGAGGTTAATCCTCAAGAAGAGATAGAGATAGAACAGGAGAAAGCCATTGAGGCCCAAGATCCTGGGGTAGAGGTCACACCTAATGAGGATGGTAGCGTCGAGGTAAACTTTGATCCGAGCAAAGTAAATATCGAAGGTCAACCAGAACATTTTGATAATCTAGCAGAATTATTACCGGATGATGTTTTAGATCCTATAGGTCTGGAATTAGTTGCAGACTACAAAGAATATAAGACATCAAGAAAAGATTGGGAACAATCCTATATACAAGGTCTAGATCTTCTAGGATTTAAATACGATAATAGAACAGAACCTTTTCAGGGAGCGAGCGGTGCAACACACCCGGTTCTTGCAGAAGCCGTCACGCAATTTCAGGCTGGCGCTTATAAGGAATTACTACCAGCAGAAGGACCTGTCAGAACTCAAATCGTCGGTAAACCTGATTCAGCAAAAGAGGCACAATCAGAACGTGTCAAAGATTACATGAATTATGAATTGATGGAGAAGATGGAAGAGTATGAACCAGAGTTTGACCAGATGTTATTTCATCTACCACTTGCAGGTTCTACTTTTAAAAAAATTTACTATGATGATTTATTAGGAAGAGCTGTATCAAAATTTGTTCCAGCAGAGGATTTAATAGTTCCCTACACGGCAACATCTTTAGATGATGCTGAGTCTATTATACATACGATTAAAATATCTGAGAATGATTTAAGAAAACAACAGGTAGGTGGTTTCTATTCTGATATAGACTTAGGACCTCCAGGACCTGACACTAATAATGAATTAACAAAAAAAGAAAGACAACTAGAAGGAACTAAAAAAACCGGAAGACAAGAGAATATGTATACTCTTTTAGAGTGTCATATAAATTTAGATCTAGAGGGTTTTGAAGATAAAGATGCAGAGATGAATCCAACAGGGATTAAATTACCTTACATAGTTACTGTGGAAGAAGCTAGTCAAAAAGTTTTATCTATCAGACGTAACTATGAACCAACAGATCCAAAGAGAAATAAGATCCATTATTTTGTCCATTTTAAATTCTTACCGGGTTTAGGATTTTATGGCTTTGGATTAATTCATATGATTGGCGGATTGAGCAGGACCGCAACGGCTGCTCTCCGTCAATTATTAGATGCGGGAACATTATCTAATCTACCGGCAGGATTTAAACAGAGAGGTATCAGAGTTAGAGATGAGGCCTCACCATTACAACCAGGTGAGTTTAGAGATGTGGATGCACCAGGTGGTAATCTTAGAGATGCGTTTATGACTTTGCCATACAAAGAACCATCACCAACATTATTACAATTAATGGGTGTTGTGGTCGGAGCAGGACAAAGATTTGCAGCTATTGCTGACATGCAGGTGGGAGACGCTAATCAACAAGCAGCTGTCGGTACAACTGTTGCTCTCCTTGAAAGAGGATCAAGAGTTATGTCTGCAATACACAAAAGATTATACTCTGCTATGAGAACAGAATTTAAATTACTTGCAAAAGTATTTAAAACTTATCTACCGCCGGTTTATCCATATGATGTGGTAGGAGCTAGAAGAGAAATCAAACAACAAGATTTTGATGAGAGAGTTGATATACTGCCAGTTGCAGATCCAAATATATTTTCAATGGCGCAGAGAATTACGATGGCACAGACAGAATTACAACTCGCAACATCAAACCCACAGATACACAACTTGTATTTTGCTTACAGACAGATGTATGAGGCACTAGGTATAAAAAATATTGATGCGGTTCTACCTCCACCGGCACCTATGCAGCCGATGGACCCAGCACTAGAACACATAAACGCTTTGGGTGGCAAACCTTTTCAAGCTTTTCGTGGTCAAGACCACAGAGCGCACGTGACAGCTCACTTAAATTTTATGTCAACTAACATAGTAAGAAATAATCCACCTGTTATGGCCTCAATACAGAAAAATATTCTTGAACATATTAGTCTGATGGCACAAGAACAGGTAGAATTAGAGTTTGCGGACGTGTTACAACAGGCACAACAGCTGCAAATGATGGCACAACAAGACCCACAAGCCCAACAACAGCTGCAAAAAATCTCTCAAGACATAGAAGCAAGAAAATCTGTGTTGATTGCAGAGCTAACAGGCGATTTTGCTAAAGAAGAGAAGGAAATCACGTCACAATTTGATGCAGATCCTCTTCTAAAATTAAAATCACGTGAGGTTGACCTTCGAGCAATGGAAAATCAACGTAAAAAAGAGGCAGATCAGGCAAATCAAGACCTAAATAGAGCAAAATTAATGCAAGCAGGTCAAATTGCAGAAGATAAGCTTGAACAAAACGAAGATTTGGCAAAATTACGTGCTGGAGTCAGTCTTGCAAAGACGGGTGTACAACAAGCACAAGTTATGATAGACGATAATTAATTAAAAGGAGCAAAAAGCTATGATGAACTATAAAAAACAGAAAATAGTTAAGGTTCCTGAGCAGAGTATAGAGGTAGATCCTAGATCTAAAACTACTGCAGATGGTGCTTTTAATTATATTGCTACAGGAAAACCTGAGATGCCAGTTGGTGGTCAGAAAAGAATGTTAGCAGAGAA